TTAACCTCTGACTCGTCAAAGTTATACTCTGGTGACACGCCATCAGCAGTAGGAGCCTGAACAAGACCCTTGACTGCAATAGCGATAGCCTTGTCGGTATTCGCCTCACGTGCAACAATCTGGCAGTTAGGGAAGATGAACCATACATCATCCTCAGTCAGACAGAACAGAGCCTTCTTGATGACAACCTTGTCAGTAGCTCGCTTCCAACCTACAATGTCATCCTTATCAGAGCCTGCACCGCCCTTCTTGATGACTTCACCACCCATAAGAGCAGCTTTAGCAGCGTAGTCATACTGACCGATTGAGAACTGAGGGGTAATCTCTCCTTGAGTGGTGTCATAGCGGTATGCTTGACCCGTGAGCTGGTTCTTGTATGGAGTGACAGAAGCCTCACTTTCCTCAATGTTCCATGTTTCGCCATGCACGTTCATTACCTCATTCTTAGCTGTCTTAGCAGCCTTGATGATTGTACTTGCACTTGCTGCGGTAAGGTCATTCTTGATTGCGGAAATGTCAGCATAAAAAATCTTCTTAATGCCGACAGCTGAAATTTTTCCCATATTTACTTTACGTTTAATGCGTTAAACAATATTCTACAATTAATAAAATGGCACTTCAAAGCAGTGTCCGCTTCAATGTGGATAGTATCTACTACATAGTTGTATCTTGTCCCGTCAAACTCATCTGTTACGCTTTTGAAGAGTTCTTTTGCCTTTCGCTCCAATTCTTTTAATCGGAGTGTATTGGCAATTTTCACCCCCAAATCGGGAACACACAGATTGATGTCACAAAAACACTTCTCCCAATACTTGCTCGGGGTCTGTCCTTTCACGTGGATAGTGATGCGTTCGTCTTTCAACTCGTCTATAATGGTTTTGCCGAAAGGAACTATCTCTATCCCAAACGCCTTGCAATCTCGGTAGAGAATATCTGCTATGTCGGTAGTTACTATCATTCAAATATTTCTTTTAGTTTCTTCTCTGCTCTCAATGCTGAACCGCTTAAAACCTCAAACCCCTTAGCCTCGACATAGGAAGCGTAATCAGCGGTATTCTCTAATGTTAGTCCGTCCTTGTCTACATCGAATGTATTGGACGTTCTCAAAGTGAGTGTGTGGTCTTGGTATGTTCCGCTTTCTTCTGCGTCCTTAACGGCAGCATCGCCAACGTCTATCATGCCTTTCTGAACCTCCCACTCTAAATTATCAAAGAACTGGTCTACATCAGAGAAATCACTATCTATAACCATAATTCAGAGTTATTGAAATAGTTAGCATTCTTTACAATGTAAACCTTGCCTTCTCCTCGTACGCTTTCTCCCTCAAGACATCTAACCTCAGTACCAGCTTTTATATCGACATTCATCTCACATACTACGTGGAAATTAGGTCTGTACACATCACCATTAGGAGAGTTGAACTCTTTTGTGGTGTTGTCATCACAACGGCACTTACAGAGTGTTACCCACTCTTCACCTCCCGTATTAGGGATTGGGTGTCCGTATTCGTCCTCTTGGAGTGGTGTTACCCTTTTTACCTGCAATATGTGGGGTGCGAATATCATAAGATGCGTATCTTTGGTTTATTGTCGTTGAGTTCGTCCTTTAATCCGTACTTCTTACAAAGGAGAGAATAATAGTCCTTTACGCCTTGAGTGTTCCACGACATAGAGAAACCGCTCTCATTGATAGATGTAGGACGAAGCAAAAGGGATGGAATAAATCGGGCAATAGCAACAGAGATATTATCAATTACATCTGCATCTACATCGTCCTCTGTATTCACACGTGCATTGAGAGACATATCCAACAAGTCAGCCTCCGACACTTGTATGCCGAAAGACTGAAACTTGTCTGATATGTATTCCTTGACGTTCATTAGCCTAATTTGGAAAGGTCTGCGATAGCCATCTTATTAGGAATATTGATGTCGGGGATAGCCTCGAAACCATACTCCATAAAACGACCTTCGTCAGTTCGCTTAGATGAGATAAAGCCCCTGCCATCTTCAATTTCTTGATAGGCACGACCGTCATTAACCTTGTCGGTCATTTCGTAAGGCTTCTTCCAACGCATAAAGCCAAGTTTGGTATTATCCGCCATCATAGGCAAGAATGAAATCTTGTCATCTGGGACGGCATTTACCATTTCACTCTCTGATGTTTGGATATACTCATCCTTGATACGGATTCGCCACGGCATGCCTACTGATTCGATAAGGCGGTTTACCATATCGGGAGTAACGATGCCACCTGTATTAAACTCCATATCACCAAACTTCATCGTAAATTTGCTTTGGAACTCCTTAGACGAAGCGATACGATTATTAAATGTGTGGCGATTCATTTCGGCTGTTGCGAAAAGCATACCCTTTGAACGTACCTTATCCACGAACTCCGTTTCAAGCCAAGAGAGGATGTTATCCTTGTCGGCAGAAGCGGCAGCCTTTGTGTAGATAGGCAATTTTACCGTATCCACAGATACGCCCTGCTTGTTCGCCTTTCCATTTACCTTGGTAGAACCATTGAAACGCAAATCGCCCAACATAATATCAAGACGTTTCATAGGAGCAAGCATACATTGACGTACGTCATCAACCAAGAAGTTCACAATCTCGTCCATCTTAGCAGATACGGCATCGGTGTTGCTCGACTGAATGCTCAACGTGTTATACTCCTCTATAAGCCATGTAAGACGTTCAAGACGAGTATTGTCCATTTGGTAAGCGTCGCCTAAGCAAGCCACCTCACCAAAACCACGTGTGAGAGCATGGCGTTTTCTGACAGGCTTTCCTGCATATCTGTCAATAACTGTACCTGCGATGACACCCACCTGTGTACCCATATAAGTCTTGAAAGAACCATCGGGATTAGTTCTCTCATAAACAAGGTAGTCTTTCCAAAATACCTTGTCAAGTTCGCCCATAGTAACAATAGAACGGTCTATCACCGCTTTGAGGAACTTAGGGCTATTCAGTAATGAATCTATTGTTAATAACATATATTCCTCTTTTTTTTAGATAAACATGAAACGTCCTGTGAGAGCCGCCTTATCTTCCTCTGTGAAAGGAATGTAAAGGTTGCCCTCAACGATTGAAAATGCACGACCAACCAATGCAACGGTATTCTCTTTTGCCAAGTTACGCCAACCAAATGAAGCGAAGTTTGCAATATTCTTAGCCTTAGCGTCAGATGCACTCTTTGCCTCGGGAAGCACCTTGCCAACTTCCAAATCAGCCTTTGTTGCTTCTTTGGTAGTAATTGTATCGTAATCCTCGTTGGAAGTGTCCACCGACTTTACAGTAATGACATTTGCCCCGTCAGAGAGTAACGTGCCCACATTGATGAAGTCCGCAAAAGGACATTTAGCAATCTTGATGGTAGTCGCTCCTGTGGTAGCCTTTTCTACTACCTTGACACGAATGCACACTACCGCCTTGCGCTCTACCTTATCACGATAGATAGGCGTAAGTTCGGGCAACCATCCCTTATTAGGGAGATTACTCATGTCTAAGTCCATACCACCATCTGTGAGGCGATATAGAGATTTCTCGTCACAAACCTCCCTTTCGATAGGAGGCGTGGATTCAAACTTAATTCCTGCTGCCATAATGATTTACTTTTTTTCGTTTTCTGTTTTGATAGCCTCGGTTCGCTTATTGACGCCATCCAAAAGACTATCCATATCGTCTTTGTGTTCGTGGTTCCCATCTTCGGGAGACTTTGCGAACTGGAATCCACCATTCTGCATCTCCTGCTTCACATCGGTGAAGTACTGATTAAGGTCTACATCATCAGCGATTTGCTTTCCTTTATAGACATATTCAGGGATACCGAATGACTTTGCCACTGCTGCAATCTGTTGGTTGCGTTCGTCCGCCTTTGTCTTTGCGTCCATTGCAGCTAACTTCTCGCTCAATGTCTTGTTAGAGTCAATAAGACTTTGCGCCCACGCTGGCACTTGTTCCGTTGGATTTGATTGTGGAGTTGGTGTTGGAAGTGGGTCTTGTGGCTTTGGTTCCTCGATTGGCTTTCCGTCCTTGATGTTGTGCTTCTTCTCGTAGTTTGAAACTGCGGTTTTCTGCGCACCATCAGCCCGATAGTCGCCATAGCTTGTTAGTACGTCTTGAAAGGAGATACCCTCAACGATAGAGTTTACCTTACTCTCGTCCGTTACTCCTTCAGCTTTCTTGCTTGCGATTCGCTGAAGGGTGGCATCCTCAACCCCTTGAAATTTGGTTTTAAGTCCTGCCAAAATTTGTTCGTAAATGTTCATACTTTATAAAGTGTTAACTTGAATAAATCTTTTCAAATTTACACATTATAAAAGGGGGATTTGCGTTTTTCAGCGGTTCAAAAATGACAATAAGGCGGTTGTAATGAAAAGCCGCCTATACTCACGTACAGACGGCTGAAATAATACATAAACATTTGTGTAAAGAAGCTATTCTTGCGTTTGCAATGTTGGTTGAGTTTCCTTTTTCTCTTCTTTGATTTGTTGTAATTCGTCTTGCAACTCGCCATAGTTGGAACAATAGGCAACGCCATGTTCTGTTGACCACACGCCACCACTGACGGCAGCAGCCGCCGTTTCAACCTTATCTCTTTCGCTATCAATCATGAAAGGAACAATCTCCGTTTCGATGCTTACCGTCTTACTTGCGGCTTCGAGTGATGTGTTCAGCGTACCAATAGCAGATGTGAGGAAATTAACTCTTCGTTGGAAAAACTCTCCTAATTCCTCCGCATGGTTCTGCACTGCCATATGAGCTGCCATGAAGACATATCGGAAAGCCGTACCACTAAGAGCATTGCCAGTACCTTTGAGTTGGTCGAATGATATACGAGGCGTATTTGTTAGTCCGTAAATCTGATTAAAGTATGTTTCTATCTCTACTTTGATAGGGTCGGATGATTGATTCCATGTGAGGTATTGCGCATTTGCACCATCTCCCGTTAATTGCATCATTCTGTTACGTGCATCACCGCTCAAATTGTCGGGTTGCAACTCTCCAAAGAGCATAAGGAGAGGGAAGAAGTGATTATCTATACAATCAGCATAGCCACTCAAACATTTTTCCAATCGAATACGTAACTGCTTAACCTTTGCGCATAACGGCTCGGGACGAAAGGCATACATGACGGGGAGTTTCTGAAACTGATGTGCAAATGTACGTTCTACATTCTCTGACCATATCTTATCAAGTTCCCACTGATACACCTTATCTGCGGTAATAGTCATAAATGCGGTGTGCTCGTTGCCGTCTAAGTCTTTCTTCTTGTATTCACGGGAGAAAGCTATCATGTTGCCGTTATCGTCAAAGAAAGGATATAATGTATCTCCACGGAAAGGCGACCATATTTGCGACCTTAACTGGTATTCGGGTACTTTCTTTCCAAAAAGGGACACAAATTTGCGCTTTAGCTGTGCCCAAAAACCATCATCTTTGACGACGTACCAATACTCCGCTACTTCCTGCTCTGATAGCCACGAACGGACCAACTTGCGGTTTTGAAATTTTAGTTTATTCTTCTTGAATACCTGCTTGACAGTTTCAAACACGTTCTTCTCTCCATCGTCTTCTGGGGTACAGTCAAGCGTGGGTTCCGTACCTACACAAAAGGCGGTATGAATGTTTACTATATCCTGCTCAATAGGAATTGCAATGCGGTTAGGCTCTTTCATATCATATTGCGCAGGTATGTGTATTGTCTTTCCGTTCTCGGGGTCAAACTTATCCTCTGCCATCTTTACAAGGACTTTAATCTTCTTGTAAAGTTCTGGGTTCATGATGTCGTGTTTCTTCATGTCCCAATCAGCAAGATTTGCTGATGTGTCGGGGAGAGGATTGCGCCTGCCTTTCTTAAGGTAGCTAATCTTCTTATCAATGTCCTCAAGTGCGAGGATGTCATCTAATGTCTTTACCATATTGTTATCCTGTTTATCGGGCAAAAGCTGCAGCCATGTCGCCCTTTGGTTTTAATATCTTTCCTAACAAACAGCCAAGCACATAGTACCTGGCAGCGTCTATGCAATTATGTACAAGTATTCCATTTGCAAAAAATTCGTGCATTTCGGACACTTCTATATCAAAGGTTTCCGCTATATACTCGTCAATTATTTGAATATCATCTATTTCTTGCTCTTGCATTTGCTCTTCCAGAACATTGTCTACTGCAATATTGTGTACTGCTATACTTATTGGCAACAAACTCTTTTCCGCATTCTTTGCAGACACGGACTTCATTATCCACGCCGCTATGATACCGATATGCCGTTTTGCACTTGTTAGAACAGAACTTGTTTTGTCCCAAAGGCTTCTTTTCAAATTCAGCCCCACAATACTCGCATACATATTTTCGTGGTAGTAAGTTTGCCGCTTGTTCCTTTGCGTGCTCGGAGTGCCACTTTCGACCATCTTCAGACCCATGCCATTTGTCTGCGAATGTTCTTGCGTATTCCATTCTTTGGACTTGCAATTCTCTATATTGTGGGTCTTGTTGTTTTTCTGCTTCATGCATTTTAAGATGCTCATGCTCTTCAAGCAATTCAAGATTGGAAATGTCATTATGTGATGTATCTTCATCAATATGGTGGACATGATACCCTTTTGGGATTGTTCCGTGATAGTATTCCCAAACATCTCTGTGCATTTTGCGTGTACCCCTTGTGAAATATCGTTCACCTGCATATCTGTGATATACTTTACCATTGAAGACTTGCTTAGGTATAATATATCCCCTTTTGTTAATTTTTGAAGTTCTTTCCATCCTTTTTTTGTTTTAATTTTGTGGTCGGGTGTCCCCGTTATTTAA